TGTTTTACCTCTTCCTCTGTAAACTTATCTCTTGTGTATTTCATTATTATTTCTTAATCTTAAAGTTGCCTAATTTCTGTACAAGTTCCTCCATTGTGTATTCTGGAATTTCAAAACCTCGTGTCACTCCATTTGAATTTTTGTAGGTTAATTCTTTACCATTTGAATCATAAGTGTATTCAGAACTATATCCAGTTGAATATTTGTGAAAATGATAGACTCTTTTACCATCGTTATCAAATAATTCTAAATTCTCGGTTTTTCCTAAAATGTTTTTCATAATTATAACTTCTTAGTTACAAATTTATAGAATGCCATAACTGAATCAATGTCATTAGACTTAACTAAGTCAGCTACACTGGCAGATGATTGGAAGTTAGCTCCCTCTGGAGTAGACTTAAAATCTTTTTGCTTAAGTACTAACTCCTTAGTGTCTGTAATTACTTTGTTTAAAGCTAACTCTGCTTTCTCTAAGCGTTCATCTGGTGACTTAGGTATGAATGTGCTAGCTACTGGAGCAGGTATGCTCACCTTACTAGATTGCTTACCTCTAAATACATCAATACCAATACCAAGATAAGAACAGATCTTAGTTAACCCATCAGTAGTAGCTCCCTTAAATGCATCACCCAAATCAAATCCTTTTGATGTCTGACCTCCATTATCATTACCACCAAAACATTCATAGTAGATATCGTACTCTGGAACAGTAAGTATAATCTTATTAACTACTGTACCATTGTCATTAACCAGAACATTCTCTGTTCTTAATTGCCATCCACCAATACCAAATACCTCATTTAATCTATCTGTTACATAGATAGGCTTAATAGTAGATAAGAAGGTCTTAGTTGGGTGAGGTTTAATTGCCTCTGAAGGTAGTGGAGCATATAGCTCAGCCTTTAATTGTTCTCCTGTTTTTTTCATTTTGCGTTTAATTTAATTAGCTGTAAGGGGAGGATTCGAACCTCCACAAGGTCTTTAGGAACAGAACAAAATCAATTTGTGGTCAACCCATATTCTGTCTTTATCAGATAATCCTCGCCCCCGAGACAAGAGGTGCGTGTCTGCCAATTTCACCACCTTACAGTGTTCAACAAATATATGTTTTTCAACATTACCAAACAAATCTATTTTAAAATAAATCTATAGTCTTACTTGAAAACTTTAATACTAAAGAAATCACGCTTGTCTGGTGACCTCCTCCATGTGACCTTTCCACCCTCAAACTTTAACTCCTCAGCATCCTTCATCTTAGTAGTCAGATTATTCTTTGCGAGCTGTTTAGCTTCCTCCAGAGCCTTGATTCCATCGTGAGCTGACTGGTAATCCAAGAGGTGCTGAAAGTCCCTCTCATCGCCTATAACAGAGCCTAGAGAGCTTCCATATCTCTCCTTATTAAGATCCTGCTCATCACTTAACTCTAGTGGATTTGGGGTTATCTCCTCAAGCATAGCCTCGTACTCTTCTCTTTCCTTCTCAGTCTTAGCTGAGTTCTTTAAGTCAAGTATCTGCTTACCTGCCTTTACAATAGTAGCAAACTCCCTGGTCTGGTAGTCTATCTGTTCTGCTAAAGAACTATCATACTCTACTTCCCTTACGTGAAAATAAGTTCCATTCACCAGTACGCAAAAGACTGCTACCTTAGTTTCAGATACCATCATCTGGGCCTGAACCTGATCCATGTATGAAGCAGTTATGCCATCCGACCATAGCCTATAGTAGCTATCCTCTGTAGTCTTTAATTCTATTGGGGTGAGCTCAGGATATAGTTCACCAGTAAAAGGAGAGTATACTTCTCCATCGTGTAACCTATCTATACTAACAAAAAGATTCTCGTACTTATCGTTCAATAAAAAGTAATCTGCCTTCCTTGTATTCCTTACCTTAACACCCCTCTCAAGGTTAAACAGAAATTGATCCTCAGATTCTGTCCAAGCCTCCCAGTTAGCGGCTACCACTGGCTCCAGAAGATGACCTGCTACAGACTTATTAGTTCTCCACTCTGAGCTATATAAGCCTATCAGGTGATAGAAGAGTCTCCTCTTACACTTCCACTTATTAGACCCAGTAATTACCGATACATCTGATGCACCAATACGTGTTACATCTAAGTTACCAATGCCCTCTGTAGCTTTACGCTGAGCTAACCATTCCTCGTGAGAGGATCCAGTCCAATTTATTTTGTGTATGTTTCCCATGTTGTTATTTATATTTCTTTTTTATTTTTTCCCCACCCACAATTAAAATTATCTTTTGGATAAGATATAATTTTATGTTTTAGTTCTGAAATTAGTTTTTTACGGTCTTTTTTATGAAGAATATACAAATACCTATGTTTTTTTTTCATTTCAATACGTTCATAATTTGGGTCTATCTTTTTTATATCAAATTCTTTAATTGTGCCATATAAAGCAACTACGCTTCTTGGGTGCATTATTTTACCATTTATTTTATGTGAATATCCCTTTATAAGCATTGTATTGTTTCCTTGATAAAGCCAGTTAGTTGCTTGATATATTACCCCTAAATGGTCTTGCATTGGGTCTGAATAACTTATCAATACTTTTATATCAGTATTTTTTCTTAACCAATCAAATGTTTTACCTAAAAAATAACTCTCGCTATTCTTTGGAGCATCATCTTCAAGCCATAGTCTTGTTAGTTCTAATACTTCGTTATTTTCCAAATTATGTGTAATTGATTTAACAGTTTGTCTTCCAACTGGAAAACCGTATACTGCAACACCAATCAACTTTCCCTTATCAAACAAATCATTGCTTTTAATTGATGGGTCAAAAAGCCCAATTGCATATCTACATGAAGTCCATTTATGAGAATAATGATTTTTTATAATCAAATACTTTGCAATGTTTTTATCTATTAAATCAATTGTATATTCCATTTATATTTCTCTTTTAAGTGATTCCTGTAACTCTTCGTGTTCAACTATAATCTTACTCATAACTAACACCTGCTCCCTTAGCTCCCAGAACCCAGTCATGGCGTGAACATATTGTGCGTACATCTGGTCATATCCTTCTCTGGCTTTGTTTAGGGTATTTAGTGACTTATCTAATGTATCCTTAAGTTCCTCATCCTCTGTAGTTTTAGATACAACATATAGGTCACCATAGGAAATCCCTAGGTCAAGGGATACCTTTAACATATCCAATGTTTTGTTTTGGAAGTAATCATAAGCTTGGAGCTTATCTTCTATCCTCTTAGCGTATACTTTATATGCTGACATAATCAGAATGGGTTAGTTAAATCTGTTGATTCAGACTTACTGTCAAAAAGTGTATTAGGTTTCATAGAAGACTGCATCTTAGATAAGCTCGCATCAACATATAAACTAAAATTATTGTTCATCTCTCCACATCTAAATCTCTTATCCCCAAAGGTCTCATATAGTGTATGAGTATTGGTATCGTAATACAACTCAAAGTGGCCGAGCTTACCTACCCCCAAAGGTTTTGTTTTTTGTACCATAATCCACATAGAGTTCTCTTTATAAGCGAACCCTTGCTTATCTAAGCAACCATAGGGTGTTCTAAATAACCCAATCATTTGAAACCCTGCTCTCCAGAAACTCTGACCTCCTGCAAGCTTACTTGGGTGTGGCTTAGGACTATACTCTATGCCTGTATCCTTATCTACTATGACATCATCTCCTGCAAGGTGAGCAACCAATATAGTATGTAGGTTCATTTTCCTAGATGCTGAGTTAATAAATCCAAGTGTACTTAAAACATAGTCCTGTATAGCTTTACGATCATCATCCAGCTCCCTATCCAATAGATTAAATGGATCAATACATAGTACATCTACCTTCATATCGTACTCCCTTTCTGCCATATGTACCTGATTGAATATGTCCTTTACTGTAAATCTTTCGTTGCCCTTACCAGAGAACGGGTTATGCTCCAGTATAATGAAGTGCTTATCAATAAACTCAATAGCCTTCTCGATCTCATCCTTACTTATCTTGTGAGCATTCTTACCGTACAATCTCTTACCAGTATAAACCTGTATAAGATTCCATACTATCTCACTCCTTCCTCCAGTCTCAGGTGAATAGATACACACATTAAGATTATCGTTCTTAGCTAAGTGTAGTAACGACTCAGTAACAAACACAGTCTTACCCTGTCCTGGGTGGCTATAGACATACGATGTGTAGCCTCTCTTAAAACTTATATTGTCATCACCTATGTTCCAACCACAGCTCCACCCCTTATCGAATGTAGAATTCTGAGAGTCAAGGATGTCCTGCGTAAACTCACTGGCTCTACTGTATTTTTTAATCATTGTTTATGTTTATTGTTTGCATGGTTATAACTTTTTTTTGTGTCATCCAGCAAAAGCAATATTTTTTTTACTGCTAAATGAATAGATTGAGGGTTACTGATAACCAAAGTTTCTCTGATTGCTTTTTCGATTTGCTTTTCCATTGCTTTTTTTAAGTTTGGTTAGTGAGTGGCTATGCGATATAAAGGTTCGGTTAGCAATGAGTTATGCTCCATTGCCTGACAGAAATTCTATCATTGCATTGCAGCCATCTTCAAACCCATTGTAATAACCTTTTTGAAATTCTTCATCTGTAATTTTGTTTTCTTCTTGTAACTTTTTTAATGTCTGCAATAATTCAGCTTTGCGTTCAGGCAACGAACCGCTACCACCACCTACATTCATTTGCTCGGTTTCTTTATACAATCCCAAAATCGCATCATATCTCATCATGTCAATGAGGTGTTGTTTTTGTTCTTCTTTTGTCATAACTTTTCTATTTCGGTTTTAACTTCTTGCCAAAATTCATATGCTCCACTTTCAGAATCATAATGATAATCATACAGGGTACTTAGTATCTCCTCTACTGAAAGTATTACACATTGTTTAGCTATCTGTTTAACTTCATAAACATTTAGTTTATTACCCATTTCACCAAGCATAGTGAGTGAATGTATGCTAATTAAGTATTTTGCTTTTTCTTTTGGTGTCATATTCTTTTAGTTAATTGTTGTATATAAGCATTACGTTCATACTCATCTTGATTAGACTTCCACTTGGAAAGCCTGAGCTCTACGTTCCAACTCTTCTGCCCCTCAAACTTCATCTTAGCTCCATCATCTCTTGCCCAGTACCTGTAAAAATCATTAAGCATCTTAGGTCCATAGGTTTGTAGATAGGGAGAAAGTGAGCTAATGAAATCATTTCTTCGCTCATCCCTGGTCTTAGGTAATGGCTTCTCACCTTCAAATATCCTGATAGCATTCTCAAAACTAATAGACTTACCACCATCAACAAAATCAAGATCAAATCTATCAACAAATGCTCTAAGTAAATCTATTTGTACATTAGTTATTTTTCCCATAGTAATTAATTATCTAAATAAAACTCTTCTTTAATAGGTATTATCTTCTTAAGAACCTTATGCATCCTATTAGATAAGCAGTATGGACATCCACCATGTGATCTACACGTACTATCGAACCTCTTAGATTTTGTGTACGGTTTCTTTTTAGTTCTTGACATTGATATACTATATAGGTAGTTTAACTGTGAGATATATCGTACATTAATTCGGATTATTTCCGAACTGCATATTATTTTGTAACAATAAATATATATATAAATGTTACTATATAGGCTTATAGTAATGATCAACACTAATACCTTCTCTCTCTTCATTCTTCATGATGAGCTGTATACCAAAGATAATAGCAGACAAGTGATCCTCATCCTGCTCAACTCCATTGTAGTAGTTAATCTCAAACTTAGCTAAGTGCCTATGAAGACTTTCTAGTGCGGCCTCAGTAGGTTGGCCCTTTCTCCAGTTACCCTTATCGTAGTGATTAGCTCCATGCCTAAGCAAGTAACCATATCTCATACGTACATAAGCATCTAAGTGATTAGGCAATGACTTGTTGGTGTCATTATCTCTTTGACTACCAGTTTCAAATACTCTGTTGTTACTCATAAAGATTTGTTGGGTTAGATTAGAAAATAAGGGCGAGAGGTAAACACTACTAAACCCACTCGCCCATTATAAACTAAGTACATGAAAAATTTACATCGGTAAATATCTGTAATGTAGTTGACACTACGAAATTTATTTACAATTTAGAATGATTCTAAGTAACGATATTTTATTTAAAACCAATACGGTATTGATATTTTTATATTATCATTCTTCTTGATATTAAAGAAGTTGAAGCCAGATCTTGAGTTACCGAAGTTTGTCTTTACCCAATTACTTGGTGGAGAAAATGCAGGGTAGTTGTAATAACTAAAATCATTGCTTGTCGCATCATCATATATGGCCTGATGACTATCGCCCTTAGATACTTCTATAAAGTTACCGTTGTATAGATTATATTGTTTACAGTAGTGATCTAACTTATCGGCTTGTATAGCATCTAATTTAGGCTTAAAACCAAACTTCATCTCACCTATATCCTTACCGTGCATCTCTACAAATGTATGTTTCCCAATTGTAAAATGATTAATAAATTTTTTAAGTGTATTTATTTTTACCTTACCATTATACCTTTCTGTTAATATTTTACTTACAGCAGACGATACGAAGTAAGAAAACAAACCAGAGTGATTATCATTTGTAATATCATTGCAAATTATTTCATCATAATCATCAACTAAGCTATCTACTAACTTTATTTTAAACTTCAAAGCTAATTCAAAAGCTTCCTTATCATTTGTATTCTGTGGTAGTTCATGACCCTTTCTAGTTGTTTGTGCACCTAAACCATCTAGGTAATCACCAAGATCAGATATAACCAAGGTTTTTGATTTATGATAAGTCTTCACGTGTTGTATCATTAAATCTAAGCGACTTAAAACATCTTGTTCATCCCACTTTCCATCATACAAAGCATCTCCATCCTTTCCATTTACATTCATGTTTATATGAACGTCAGTATAAACTAACCTATCAAACCAATCATCATTAGATGTAGTATCATTTTTACTAACAGAAGAAACAATAGGATTTATATACTTTTGAATTATTTCATCTAGATTCTTATCAATGTCAAATATAATTTCCTCATCTGGCGTATAGAAAACTATATTATAAAAAGGTATGCCAGAATGGCTTATTAACTTATAACTTCTAATCTTACTTACATCTAACCCGTAGTGCTTACAGTAAGATTCAATATTCATTAATTGATTATCATCACCTATTGCATTAAACCCATTATGAATCTTTTCTTTATCATTTAAGTAGTTATTACTTTCAGTAACACTAGCATTGTCTATGTTTAGGTCAATAGGTTTCTCTAATCTTAAGTACCTACTAAGCCTATTTCTGTACTTTTCAGAGTATTCAATACCTAATTCTAAACAGTGTCTTTTACAGGCATCTGTAATATTTTGCTCTTGCAAATAATACCCTAAAGCCTTGTCAATATTAAAGTCTTGCATAATTTCTTTTTATTTATTTACTAAAAAACTCACCGTCATCATCATCGTCATCATCATTACTTTCACTATTTTTAATTTCTGAAAAAAAATCTTGTTGAGGACCTTCATTGTTTTCCCACTCAAATACTCCAGATATAGGTAGGTTATTAAATAACATATGTATAAGGTCACCATTAGCATTTAGGTATATTAACATACTTAAATCCTCATCACTAGGGACTGTGTACTTAGGAAGTTTTTTTCTTCTGTTACTCATTGAACCAAGAATCAGGTATGCATTTATCTGAAAACTTAAAGTTATTCTTTACACACCAGTCAGCATACGTAGTACGAGCTCCCTTGTATAGTTTAGTTGCTGACCTAGTAAATACAAAACGAATGTCTTTACCTGGATGTTGAGCACGTATTAGTAAATGCTTCTTTCTGTCATCAATCATAAATCTCCCCTTGGTTTCTACAATGATACCATTGGGAAGTATAAAGTCTGGAGTATAGACGTGATTGCTTTCGGGGATAGTGTACTTTATTTTAGAGGTCTCATACAATAACTTAGCTCCTTTACTCTTGATATGTAGAGCCGTGATATCCTCTAAACCAGACCTAAAGGTTTTCTTTTTGGAAACTTTTCTTTTACTTCTTGTTACCTTAGCCATATTACTTTAAAAGAATCAGTGCACCTACTGCCCCAATAGCAATGCCAGGCAACAATAGATTAACTCGCTTCTCCGTAACGTCAAATGATTGTAGGTTATTTATTTTTACATAAGGATTATAATTCTTAACCTCAACAACAGATTTCTTTTTCTTAAGGAAACCCTGTGGAATCTTTTTAAATGATACACTAAGTGAATCACGAAAGACTATAGACTTCTTCAAACTATCATTCTTTAGTTCGATGTTGAGCTCAATCCACTTATCCTTGGTTTGATCCTTGAAGCTTAGCTTAGAATTAACTGTGTCTATCTTTACTTTGGTTATTGTATCGTAAACAGTTAGGGTCTCAAACACTGACGCTGACGTAGAGCCACTTTTAAGAAGATCTGAGAGACTTTTGTTCTTGAGTGCTAATACCTTACCTAAAGACTTCTTGTCTGCCTCTAAGAGCTTTATTTGAGCTGTGCTGGAACCATCCTTATTCTTGTAGTATCTGATGGTATCTTGTAGGTCGTAGAACAGCTCTAATTCTGTTTTATTAGATACGTTTTCTGTTAAGGAGGATGAGGAAATATAAATGATTATAAAAGAGATTAATATTGCACCTCCAATCCAGTATAGCCACTGTTTCATAGTATTATATGTTTTATATTGAGAGCTAAGATATGGAGTACTTTCTATAAAACCAAATTTAATCTGATTTATCTCGCTTTAGGACTAAGTTTTCGGTCTCTAGTTTCTTAACCTTTAGTGAAAGATCAATCTCCCTGACAGCCATAGCACTCAATTTAGACTTGAGGTCCTCAATCTCGCTCTTCATTATGGTTATTTGTTCTTGTAAGTCTTCCACTAGTGTTTTATATGCGTCTGAAATGTAACTTGCTGCCTCTGCTGAATGCTTCTTTTTAGTTGCCGAGTTAGTAAACCAGGCGGTTGCAGCGTTAGATATTATTAAAATAACTGCTTGTATTAATACATCAGAGCTCATAATATAATTATATTTTTATATTACAAAAGTATAAATAATATTGTAAGTTATTTTACAGGGGGTATAAACTCTTTGGAGTAATTGTATCCATCAAAAATACTACCTACCATTAACGGATTATTCTTATTAGAATTATATGCCCAGTCATTGTATCCCTTAACCTTAAATCTATTTGCTATTAGTTCGTTATAGAAATACATAATAGTGCGAACCCTGCGTTGAATGTCTCCCCTGGTAGCATTGTGAGTGTTCTGGCCAGATTGATTATTGTATATTTTTTGATCATAACCTAATGCTTTTATGTGACAAAATTCTGTATTTAAAAATGAACGTACAATTAATTCGTAGTCATCAGCTATAGCTAGCCTTCTATTGTGACCTCCTATACTATGGTAAAAGGATTTTCTCCATGCTCTAACGTGGTTAGGTACCCCAACAATGTGACGTATAGTTTTAGGGTTAATAGGAGATGCAATGGCTACACTTACCTCTCTGCCTTTATGTAACTGAGTTTCATACTTACCGTAACTAAATGAGAACCCATCCTCATAGGTCATTGAGTTACCATACTCATCTGTCTCTATGCAGTCAGTATAAAAGAACCCTACCTCTGGGTGAGCAGTTGATGCCTGTATTAAGTAGTCTGTACAGTTTGCATTTAGCTCATCATCGTGGTCAAGCTCGGCCAGTATCTCTCCAGAGCATAACGAAGCCGCCCTGTACTTAGCCTCACCTATAACACCACCAGACTTCTTCTTAAACTCATGGACCTTAACCCTGTAGTCTAATGCAGATATCTCGTTAAGAATGTTTCTTGTTACTGCACAGTTAGGAGAGTCGTTTACTATAACCCATTCCCAGTCATGTGACGTTTGACTATAGAGTGAATTGTATGCAATCCATAGCTTATCCTTTGTCTTGTATGCAGATGTAAAGTAGGAGATGGTTGGCCTGTGTACATCTAATATAGAATTCATAGCTACATTGTAAGCTATCTCTCCTAAGTTCTTGTCGCCTTTGTCTAAGTGTATCCACCTCTTTCTTAATTCTGCTGGCTTTGAGCATAAAAGATCGTAATAAATACCCTTCCTTCCTATAGTTATAATGGAGTCTGGGTCATCCTGTAGTGAGTCTACTAACCTCAAGGATGTATCCTCGTAACCTAGATGAGATGCAGAATGTAGCTCACTTAAATGCCTACCTCCCTTACAAAGAACTTTTGGGACTGAGGGGGATGAACTAGAGTTTTTTTTTACTACCTGATCTGGTCTATCAAGGTAGTTATAGTAGCATAGCTCCTTGTCTATAAACATAAAGTCTTCAGGGACCCTCTTGTATAGCTCCTCTATAAACTCACCATCACCACAGTAACCTGCTTTAAATGAAGTAAGATTCATTACCTCTGTATGAAAAGTAAACTGAGCTAAGTCTATTTTACTAACTACTGTATTCTCTGGTGAGCACAGTCTAATAGAGTCATCCTCTAACACCTGATTGTAGACGAATATATTTGAGGTCGTGTTGCCCTGTATTAAGCTCTCTAACGAACTAAAATAATCTGGGTGAACTATATTGTCATCGTCAATAAGAATGTTCCACAAGCCCTTATTTGAGCTTATAACCTTATTCATCTCAGGGTACAGGTATGAGCCCTTTTTACTATAAAATATTCTATAGCTCGCACCTACCTTAGTTAGCCATCCAAGTAGTTCTAATTCTATTTCAGCTAAGCAGCTCCCATCGAATACGACAGTCCACTTAAGTCTATCGTACCCGTTAAAGGAGCTATGAATTTTTTTTAGATTGTCTGGTCTAGTACATCTAGTTATAACGTGAAACATTAGTGTCTAATTAGATTTTTCAAACACCTGAAGCAGTTGCCCCTTACCTAATATAGTTATAGATTCAGAATCTTTAATAAAGGTTTTCAATAGGTTTTGATCTGAAGTGTCCAAGTCAATAACCTCACCATTGTATAATTTCAAAGATAGCTCCCAGAACTTAATAGCGTCTCCCTTTGATTGATTAACCAGTGTTCTAGCTAATAGTTTACCTGCATTAGATTCTTCTATTTCTTTTGAATCAAGGTCTAGCAGGTTAAAGTTAAAATTTAATTTCATAATTATGTATATAATATTAAAACCAAATATACATATATATATTTACAATTACAAATTAGCTCTCTGCTGGTGATTCTTCTATTGGCTCAGTTTCTGGTTCATTTGGCTCAACCACTACTTCTACTATTGGCTCAACAACAGGCGGAACATAATCTCCTATAATAGTTAAATTAAGTTGACCTGCAACCCAATTATAAGCGTAGTCATTAGTTTCCCACGCATCATAATCATCTCCCGACATAGTTAAATTACCTTGAGCAAGTTGTTGCATACTCTCACTTAAAAGAGTGTAGTAAAATGTTGCTGATGTACTTAAATTGTCATTAATACAATAGGCATTTAATACTGTTGCTTCTTGGACTGTGCCATTATCCCATATAGATATAGGTTGTATTGTTTTCATATTTATTTATTTTCTAATTGTATGATTTTTATTATTGTGTAACTGCAGTCACTTTAACACCTACATAAGACCCTGAATTTGTGTTAATTGTTATGGTTGTTCCTGAACCTGTTACACTTTGCAATAAAGACACTGTACTTGACGATGCAGTTAAACCATAAGATGCCCATGTCCCAGCACTATTTCTTGCTATTGTTGCTATACAAGTTTGAACAGAGCCTCCACTACCAAATATTGTTATAAACATGGTAACTCCTAATACATTACCACTTATAGCAAGTGATGGGAATTGAGTAGCTACATCAAAAGAATGAGCAGAATTTGGACCACTTAAACTTAAAAATCTTTCACCATGATTACCTAAATTATTTGATATAAATCCGCTAATAAATGTGTTTCCGCTCACTTGAAACTTTGCTCCATTATCTGATGTAGTTCCTATTAGTGCATTACCACCTGATGTGATACGCATACGTTCA